GCAAAGCCACCCGAGTAGATCGCGTTGCCGCTGTCGACCGTGCCGCCAGCATCCACACACACGAAACGCGTGGAATTGCTGGCAAGCGGGGAACGGAGCCAGTACGGATATGTGCCGTTTCCGGGAACTTCCTTCACGCGGTCGCGTTCCGCCTTGAAAATAGGCAACTGGAAGCTGTCTGTTTCTTCTTTCCACCATCCATCCGGGTCATTGCCGAAAACGTCCGTTGCCGACGGCAACCACAACGAATCAAAATATTCGTACGTTTCGCCGTCGATTTCCTCGCATAAGTGTCGCGGCGTGATCGCTTCGCGCAGTTCAGCGGGCAAATGCGGCAGAATATCTTCGAGGACGTGTCTGCGGGCTTCGCTTCTGAAATATCCGCCTTTGTTGGTCATATCCTTGTTCATCTGCCACATTTCGCGGAGGCAGTCTTTGAAAACAAATCGGGCGCTATGCTTGCCGACGTAGCCGCAAACCGGCGTAATCGTTTCGCCCGTGTCAAGCGCAAGCGTGATTTCGTCGTGCGGGCGGATGACCTCCAGACCGCGCCCCTCCTTGATCGCCGCTTTCAGTTCCGAAATATTGATTTCCTGCTCTGTCCTGCGTGTGATTTTCATTGTGTGACCTCCTCAATAGAACAAAAGATGTGATTTCCGATGACTGCAACGATATTGTCGTTGTATGCCTTTGTGCTGAAAAATACCGCTTCGGCGGGAAGAATGTAATCTGTGTCGTGCAGCGCGGTATAAACTGCGTCGTACTGCGTCTGTGTCGGTTCTGCTGTCCAAAGATACGGCGCGGGGCTGAATTGCCAAACGTCCCCGTACTTTTGGAAAACGACCTCTTCGACCGTATCCGGGAATTCCGGCGACAAGCAGCGGTTCAGCGCAGTCAGGACAACGGCAACTTGCCCGTCGAACGGTTCGCCGCGCGCTTCGTGCCATGCAAGCGCTGCCAGCATATCAATATCGTCCTCCGTGACATTCAGCGCCGCATAACGGCTGATTTCTTCCGGCGCTTCCTCCGGCTGTTCTTCCGGCTCTGTTTCTTCCGGTGCTTCCGGCGTGATCGTTTCCGGCGTTTTCGTGATCTGTTCCGCCGCTTTTGTGATCGCGGGCGCGATTTTTGTTGCTGCGGCAACCGTTTCCGTGCTTGCCGCTTCCGGCTGCGTGTCCCGCTCTACCGGGCGCGCCAGCGCGCAGACACAAGCCGCCGCAATGATTGCAATGACGGCGCACAGCGCGACCGTCGGCGCGAACCGGCGTATCATGCGGCGTTTCCGCCGCTGCTGCGCGGTCATTGCTCTGTGCTTGCCGGTTCTTCTTCGGCAAGCACGATAAATTCACATTCGCGGGCTATCTGCGTCCAGCGGGCGCGCCATTGCCGCGCGGCGGCGATGATCGCATCATATTTGCAGCGCCCGTTTGCGGTTGTTTCGCCGTATTCGGCGTGTCTGACGAGGTATAGCTTCATAGGTCTGCGTTCCATGTAAGCCCCTGCCTTTCTCTATTCGGCAATTTCGCCGTCTATCAGTTGGAACGATTCGCGGAGAATGCCGCCCCGCACGGCAAATTCAAGAATGCAATAGCGGCGCGCCGGATGGATGTACGAAACCGTACCCCGAACGGCTTTATCTTTGCCGTCTTTGCCTAAGACGCTGAACGTGACGGGCTTGACCGTCCTGCCGCATCCGATTGTTACCATGATGTACCCTCCTTGCGGCGGTCATAGGAATAACCGCTGCTGCGCTGTATGTTCTTCAAAACGCTGTTCTTGCTTCTGAAAACATTCTGCGTCGATCTCACACCCGATGAAATCAAGCGCCATATCGTAAGCGGCAATTCGGCTTGACCCGCTCCCAAGGTGTGAATCAAAAATCTTGTCGTACGGACGCGCGTATTTCGTGTAAAGCCACAAATACAGCGCAACCGGCTTTTGCATGGGATGAATCCGCACGTCATCCGCGCCGACGTTCCCGAAATACGCATGGTCAAAGCATTTTGCCGTTTTATTGAAACTCGTCCATGCTAATTCGCCGTCGGAATAGCTGTCCACGGGCTGACGCTTGTACCAGAAAATGAATTCCTTCGTCGGCGGCAGCAAATCCGACAAATGATTGTAGCCCCAAATAATCTGATTCTTGCTGACACGGAACAGTTCGGTGAAGTATTCAGCCGTCGGTTTATCGTCGTTCGCGGTCTTTGTCTGCCCGTAGCGCCTAACCCGGCTTGTCTCCTTGAATCCCTTTTCAATCCCGTACGGCGGGTCTACAACCGCCAAATCGAAATATTTACTCGGAACGCGGCGCATAAATTCCATGCAGTCAATGTTATATGCTTCGTTCATTCTCCGTCATTCCTCCAACTGGTACGTTTTCGTTTCGCTGCGCTCGACCTTGATTTTCTCTTTTGTGGTCATCGTGATTTTCGCCTTGCAAAGCCCGCGCACGTTGATCGTAGCCGACGTAATAAACCCGCGTGCCGTCTGCTCCGCGATAGCGTTCAGGAGTTGCAGCGGTTCTTCGGCAGCAATCGGGGAAAAGCCCAGCTTTGCAGCATCGTCCCCGAAAATCTTGCGAATGCGGTTTTGCGCCGCCGTGATCTGCTTGCGCAGATTCCGTTCATGCCGTGCGTCGTAGCATTCGCATTTTTCGGAAGCGGCAATATCGGCTTCTGCCTGCGTTTCTTCTTCGTAGTCCAGATTCACGACTTGCCCGCAATACCTACACGTGCCGAATGTCATTCCGTTACCTCCGGGCTTTCCGCCGCTGCCTGATCGCCGCCCGCGTGCGCGTCGCCGGTCTCCCGCCTGATCGCCGCCGTCAGCGCCGCGACCGCCGACGCGATTTGACCGCCCGACGCTTCCGGCTTCTGTCTATCCGGGTCAGCGTTTTCCGCCAGCTTGCAGACAATAGCCGCTTGCATGACTTCACCGACGAACGCGCCGGTTTCCTGCATCGTCAGCGTTTCGGCGGACGTACGAACGACAAAAGCGCCCGTCGTGAATTTGAATACCGCATACGCGCGCTTTCCCGCCGGGGGGACGATGCGGATAGCGCCCGCGTCCGCAATGACGGCTTCCGGCGTGGGGACTTCGTACCCGCTCGACGCGAATACTTTCAACTGTTCCGGCGCAAGCGCGTAGACCTCGCTGCCGAGTTGCTTTGAATACAGCTTTTTCATGTCTTTTGTACCTCGTATCTTTCCGGCGGTCGTAAGCAGCCGCCCATTTTTGGACACCATGCCGGGACGTACGGCAGAAACCGTTCAATGCCGACGATGTAACCGCACGTTTGCCCCGGCGCATAACATCTGAAACACTTTTGACCGTTTACCCAATCTTCCGTTACGACGCTGCCGCATCCGGCGCACGTCCGCGTATAGTCCGCGCGTGTCATTCCGCCGCCTCCGCCGGAAGCGTCAAATACCAAAGCGCGCTGCCCCGAAGGGCTTCATTCGGGCAGTTGTCGCAGTTTTCCGCCGCGCACTGATCGCAGTAGATGCGATGAAAAGCATCGTCCCACGGCGCATTGATCGCCGGAATCGCTTGCAGGAAATCCGCCAACGCCTGCGGGCTTTTTGTGATTCGGTCGAAAACGTTCATCCCCGCGCCCCCTGATTCCAAATCGGGAAGGAAACGCCCGCAAATACTTCTTCGCGGAAATGCAGCGGGACGAGTCTGTAAACGTCGTTCAGGCAAGAGTTCCGCATGGATGTGTTCATAAATTCTGCGTGCTTGAATTCATCCGGCGGAAAAAACGGCTCGTTCGCGTATCGCAGAACGTTTTCCCGGACTTCCCGCAGAAAATCTTCCGTCCAACGGTCGCCGCCGCTTGCCCGCTCCCGTGCTTCGCGTTCGCTCTGCGCAGCGAATGTTTCCCACGGGAAAAGAACGTGCGTAATATACACGTTTTCAGTTTTCTTCATGGTATGAGCCTCCTTTTTCATTCTGTCGCTTTCCGGCGACCTCTTTTGCGGTATGCTTCGGTCACGCGCTTTTCTGCGACTTCTGCCCGATATGCAGGGCGGCAGCGCGCGTTCAGTTCCGGCACTTCTCCGCGCTTGATTTCCCGGTAAATCGTCGCTTGACATTTGCCGATGCGCGCCGCGATTTCGCACGGCTTCGCGCCCGCGTTATACATTTCTTCGATGATTTTCCGATCTTCAAGCCCGATATTGTAGCTGTTCATTCCGTATCGCCTCCGTTTCCTGCGTTTTTGTGTATAAAAAATAAGCGCGTCAGAAGTAATAACTTCTTTCGCACTTAATAATAAACG